TCCGTCGATGTATCCCAGAATGTGGGAATGGCGGCTGAAGGGGGTAAGCCTGGGCTGATCTCGGCTGATGCTGGTGCACCTGGGCGGATTCCGCCGAGGCTGATTACCAGGGGGCAGGGTTCAGGCTCCTACGGTGCCGAAGTCGCGGCTGTGGCGCGGGACATTCTGTCGGTCGAGCTGATGCCATGGCAGGTTGAGGCATTGACGGGCCAACTGTCGCATGATGACGCCGGCGGTTTGTGCTATCGGCGAAGTTTGGTTTCGGTTGCCCGACAGAACGGCAAGTCTGTCGCATTGCGGGCTTTGATTGCCTGGGCGTTGACGAAAGAGCCGATCCGTCGCGGCCAGCCGGTGCTGCTGATCTCGACGGCGCACAGCCTGGACTTGGCGGTCGAGCAGTTTGAGGTTTTGGCCCCCGTGCTCGAAGCCAAATTCGGGGCAAAGCCGTACTGGTCGTATGGCCGCAACGAGCTTGAAATGCCGGACGGCTCCCGCTGGCTGGTTCAGGCCGCCACCCCCAAAGCTTTTCACGGCTATTCGCCTGACTTCATCGTGGCGGACGAAATCTGGAATGTTTCGTCGGACGTGCTTTTCAACGGTGCCCTGCCATCGCAACGCGCCCGCCAAGAGCCCCTGCTGTCAATGTGGTCGACCGCCGGCACCGAAGACTCCAAAGCGATGATCAAATTCCGCGAAGAGGGTTTGCGGGCCATCGACGAAGACAAGCCAGGCAAACTGTTCTTCGCCGAATGGTCAATCCCGCCTGGCGTCGAAACCGACGACCCCGCCTACTGGCACATGGCCAACCCAGCCATCGGCTACACCCTCGACCCCGAAACCTTGGTGGATGAATCGGGCATGGCCGACAAGGCCGCCTTCCTGCGAGCATCGCTGAACCTGTGGATCAGCTCTGCCCAATCGTGGGTTCAGCCAAGCGAATTCAACAAACTGCAAATCGACCAGGTGCCCGCCGGCGGTGTGCTCGCCGTCGACAGCTCGATCGACGAGTCGAACTATGCGGCGGTGCGCGCCGTCAAACTTGACGACGGCCGCATCGGCGTGACCGTCGCGTTCGTCGCCCAAACCCTCGCTGAGGTGTGGGCCGAGATTGAGAAGCTTGCCCCAGACCTGACCACAATCGCGCTCACGCCGTCGTTGGCCACGTTGGCCCCAGCCGCGCTCGAGCGCAAAAAGGTGATCGTCGGCTACTCCGAGCTGCTGACCCACACCGCCACCGTCCGCCAATTCATCACCGAACGGCTGCTGGTGCACACCGGCGAACAAATGCTGCTGGAGCACGTCAACCGTGCCGTCGGCGTCAAAACCCAAGGCGGGTTCGTGCTGTCGTCACAAAAGTCGCCGGGGCTGATCACCCTGGCGCGGTGCATGGTGTGGGCCGCCGCGCTCGTCGCTCGACCCCAACAGAAAACCCGTGCAGCTGTCGCGTTCGCCAGGTAGGTGATCACTCTCTATCTTTATCGGCGGTCCTTGAAACGGCCGCCAACTTGTGTCAACACTGCACCCAATGGCATTGTTCCGCCGCAAGATCGAGGCACCCGCTGTCGCCCACGCCCCCGTAGGCGCTGCCGCCGGTGCGTCGCAGATAGGGCAGTTTTACTCGTACTCCGTCGGGGCGTCCGAAGAAGCTGCCCTATCTGTCCCAACGATCAGCCGCGCCGTCAGCCTGCTTACCACCGTTGTCGGCACCCTCGACCTGAAGTCCTACGTTCTTCAGTGGACTGGCGAAGAGTACGAAAAGATTTGGGTCCAAGGCGAGACGTGGATGTCGCGGCCCGACCCGTCAGTGCCGCGCCAGTGGATCATGGGCAAGACCGCCCGCGACCTGATCATGTACGGCCGCGCCCACTGGGCAGTTACGTCGCGCTATAGCACCGGCTTTCCCGCAACCTTCCAATGGCTGCCGGCAAACATGGTTGCGTCTCAAAAAATGCCGGCGTCGCCGGAATGGTTCGGGATGCCAACCGAGCTCGAATTCAACGGCATGCCCCTTGACGTCGCCAACGTCATTACTTTCCTCTCCCCCAATCAGGGAATTGTGTATGCCGGCCGCCGCGCCGTCAGCGTTGCGCTCCGCCTCGACGCAGCTGCTGAGCGTTTCTCGGCCACCGAAATTGCCGCCGGCTACCTACAGCAAACCAGCAACTCCGAGCCCATGTCATCCGAAGAGCTCGGCGAACTCGCCGCCGCCTGGTCAAACGCCCGCCGCGTGTCGGCCATCGGCGCACTGAACTCCGCCGTCGAATGGAAAGAATTCAAGTCTGACCCGAGCAAATTGCAGCTCGTCGAATCGCGCAAATACCAAGCGTTGGAAATGGCCCGCCTGCTGGACATACCTGGCTATCTCTTGGGTATTGACCAGTCCGGCATGACGTACAACAACGCACAACAGTCACGCCAGGACCTGATTCTGTTCGGTGCCCGTCCGGTGCTTCACGCCATCCAAGAGCGCCTGTCCATGAACGACGTGCTGCCCAACGGCCGCCACGTCCAATTCGACGTTGACGAATACCTCGAAGAATTCATGGTCGAGCAGCCCGAGATCTACCGCGAACCCGCAGCACCCGACATGCCCGAAGACACCATGCCCGATCTGCCACAAGACGAAATGAACCTGGAGTAGCCATGCTCAAATTCACCGCCAACGTCGAGCTGCTTGCAGCAGCCGAAGGCGATAACCCAGCGCCACGCATCTCCGGCACAGCCGTCCCATGGAACGTCACTGCGACCGTTTCAGGCGGCCAAAAAGTGCGTTTTCTTCGCGGCGCTTTTGACGTCAACCAAAAGGCCGCCAAGCTCGTCGAAAACCACGATCTCACACAGCTTCGCGGTGTCGTCAACTCCCTCGCCGACACCGAGTCCGGCCTTCAGTTTGAGGCAACGCTGGCCGATACGGCAGCCAGCCGCGACGCAGTCGCTCTCCTGAAGGCCGGCGCATACGACTCCGTGTCCGTCGGCGCAAACCCAACCAAATTCAAATTCGACAATACCGGCACAATGATCGTGTCGAAGGCCGATCTCATCGAGCTCAGCCTTGTCGCGGTGCCAGCCTTCGCTGAGGCTGTCATCACCGAAATCGCCGCCTCGGCCGACCCAGAGGACGACGAAAACCAACCCACCGACACTCCTGAGGAGGAAAACGTGTCAGAAGAAATCAAGGCCGAGGCCCCCGAGGCACCGGCAACCATCCCCGTCCAGCCCATCGTTTACGCGACGGCACGCAAGGAAGTTCCGCTGCCGACCGCAGCCGAATACCTTTCAGCCGCAATCGCTGGTGGTTCCGCCTGGCATCAAATGCGCGACGCCATCAAAGCTGCCGCACCCGACGTCATCACCACCGACACGCCCGGCATTCTGCCGACCCCGATCGTCGGTCCGGTATACAACAACTTTCGCGGCCTCCGACCCGTCGTCGACGCAATCGGCCCCAAGGCAATGCCTGGTGGCGGCAAGGTGTTCATCCGACCCGAAGTAACCACGCACACCTCGATGGGTGCCCAGTCGGCTGAAAACGCAGCGCTCCAGTCGGGCACGTTTGTCGTCTTTAACAACCAGGTGACAAAATCGACCTATGGCGGGTACGTCAATTTGTCCGAACAGGATCTCGATTGGTCGGATCCGAACGTTTTGTCGCTCATCCTTGACGACATGGCGCGCATCTACGCGAACCAGACCGACGACGTCGCAGCGGACGCCCTCGTGGCCGGTGCAACCACCACCCGCGTCCTGTCGGCCGCAAACCTCGCAGACCCCGCCAAGTGGGTTGAATGGGTCTACGGCGCGGCTTCAACGATTCTTTCGTCAAGCAACGGCAACCTGCCGACGCACCTGTTCTTGGCACCTGACCAGTGGTCCACGCTCGGCAAGCTCGTTGACACCGCCGGTCGCCCGCTGTTCCCGCAAGTCGGTCCGATGAACGCTTTCGGATCGGTTTCGCCTGGCTCGACCGACGCACTTGCGTTCGGCCTCCGCGTCGTCGTTGACCGCAACTTCGCCGCAGGCACCATCATCGTCGGCGACGCTTCGGGCTTCGAAATTTTCGAAAACCAGAAGGGCGCAATTTCGCTGGACCAGCCGTCGACCTTGAGCCGCACACTGGCGTGGCGAGGCTACTTCGCCACCCTGATGATCGATCCGGACAAGTTCGTCAAGCGCGTCGCATCCTGACCTGACCTGCTGACCACCGAGGAGCTGCACCATGGCCGTATTTAGCCTGACTCACGCAATGCGTCAGGACAACTATGCCGTGGTGCAGACCTTGGAGGCCACCGAAATTGGAATCGGACAGTCCATCACCATCGCAGGCTCGACCGGGTTCAACGGCACGTTCACCGTCTTGGCGGTGCCCGTCTACCGTTTCACCGGCGTTGACGACGAAGGCGATTTTGTCTACGACTACGACGACCTCATCGAAAACCAGCTGCTGTTTGCGTCCACAGCGGCCGACGTCCAACGCGACAGCATGGCCGGCACCGTGACCTGGACAGAAACGTGCACCTGGATTTTGGCCGCCGATGTTCTTTCGTGGCTTGGTATTTCCGTGGCTACCGCCAACGACACAGCCTTCGTTGGGGCATGCACGGATGCTGCTAACGCTTGGGCCTACAAGGCGCGGAAAATGGCCGGCTACCAAGCCGAAAGCCTCAGTACCGCGCCAAGTAGCGCCGTCAAGCTCGGCACCATCATGTATGCCGGAGCCCTTTACCGTGAACGCGGCTCCGTCGACAGCTTCGCATCCTTCAACGAGCTCGGCGCACCAACCCCGATTGGGTCGATGGGCCAGATCATGCGTCTCCTCGGCATCCGCCGGAGCCAGGTGGCCTAATGCCCGCATCAGGCATTTTCGCCGATTCCCGCACCGCCATCGTAAACGCCTTGACTGCGCTTGGGGTCGTGTCGGTCACCGATCCGCGAAACGCTCGACCATTAACCGTGCTGATCAACCCGCCGACGTTTGACGCGTTCACTTACAACGTGGGCGACATACGTTTTGAGCTGCTGATCCTCGCAGCGCCACCAGGCAACCAAGACGCCGAGGATTACTTGATAACGACCGCTGACACCATCATGGCCTCAACCACGCTCGCCGTCACCGGCGGCAGGCCTGTTTCCGTGACCGTCGGCGACCAACAAATACCCGCATACTCACTGACAGTCGCAATCGCGGCAAGGAGAAACTGACAATGCCCACAACATTTTTGAGCAACGCCACCATCAACATCACCCAAGGCGCGACCACCTACGATTTGAGCGCGGAAGCGAACCAGGTGACCGTCACCGTGGGCTCGGAGGCCCTGGAGGCAACGAGCTTCGGCGATACTGGCAGGCGCTTTACGGCTGGGTTGCAATCCGTGGAAGTCTCAATGACCCTTTTCCTCGCCTACGGCGGCACTGGCGCAACGGCGGAAACTGAAACCGCAGTTGCGGCCATGGTCGGCAAAGAATCCACGCTCGTTATCAGCCCCAGCGGCACTACTGAGTCGGCAAGCAATCCAGAGTATGTCATCTCGAATTGTTTCCTGTCGACGTTCACACCGATCAACTCGACCGTCGGAGAGCTCGCCATGCTTGAGCTGACCTTCACCGGCGGCACTTGGGCCCGCGACATCACCCCGTAATCAACCGACTCCAACCGTGCAAGGAGAAAAACGATGAAAATCAGCATCAACGTCGACACCGGCAGCGGCCCCAACACCGTCACCACCAACCTGTTCACGGTGGTGACATGGGAACGCAAATACAAACGCCGCGCCGGCGATCTGGCCGCAGGCATCGGAGCCGAAGACCTAGCGTTCCTCGCATACGAAGCCAGCAAACAAGCCGGCATTACCGTCCCGCTGCTGTTCGACGACTACCTGAAAAGCATTGTCAGCCTCGACGTCGTGTCATCGGAGGACCAAAACCCTACGCAACCGGCAGCTACTCCCGCGGCCTAGCGGAGCTGCTGGTAGCCACTGGGTACTGGCCGCCAGACATACCGTTTGAGGCCAAGGACCTAGCCACAGCCATCGAGATCATCAACAAGCAGCGCAAAGGAGGCAAACGATGACCGCAGAAATCCGCACCGAATTTGTCGGCGCGGCCGACGCCATCAAAGCCCTCCGACGACTCGACCCAGACCTGCGCAAACAGTTCACCAAAGACGTCAAAGAAATCGCCCGACCAATCGTGTCGGCGGCCCAAAACGCCTACCCCGACGAATACCTGTCCGGCATGACCCGCACATGGGCCCCGCGTGGCCGCCCTGTAATGCCCTACAGCGCCCGAAAAGCCAAATCAGGGGTACAGGCAAGGGTCGACACGCGGCGAGGCGCACACGCCGTTATAGCCGTCGTCCAGCGAGACGCCGCAGCCAGCATCGTTGACATGGCCGGCAAACGCAACGCCAACCCGCTCGGCAACCAGCTCGACCGTTTTGGCAAACCATCCCGCGTCATGTGGCCCGCCGCCGAACGCAACCTCGACGGCGTCACCCGCGAACTATCAGCAGCCGTCGTTGACGTCATGCGCCAAACCAGTGAGGAGCTGCGCTAATGGCAATCAAAATTCCGCTAATCACAGAATTTGACGGCGGTGGAATCGACAAAGCCGTACGCGAATTCAAACAGCTGGAAACAGCCGGCGAAAAAGCCCAATTCGCAATTAAAAAAGCCGCCATCCCCGCCGCAGCAGCTCTCGGCGGCCTAGCTATCGCCGGCGCGGCAGCAGCCAAAGCCGCCATGGAAGACCAAAAGTCCTCCGCCGAACTTGCCCGCACACTTGAAGCCTCAACCAAAGCCACCGACGCCCAGGTCGCCGCCACCGAGGACCTCATCACCAAAATGACGCTGGCCACCGGCGTCGCAGATACCGACCTGCGTAACGCGCTCGCCACACTCGCCCGAGGCACTGGCGACGTCACCAAAGCCCAAGACCTCCTCAACCTGGCCCTCGACATATCGGCGGCCACCGGCAAAGACCTAACGAGCGTCTCCGAAGCGCTGTCCAAGGGCTACAACGGCCAATACCTCGCCCTCAACAAGCTTGACCCAACTCTCAAAGCCGTCATCAAAGAAGGCGGCAGCTTCGCCGACGTTGGTGACCGGCTATCAAAAACGTTTGGCGGCGCAGCTGCAAACGCGGCCAACACAGCCGAAGGCCAGTTCAAACGTATGTCGGTGGCCATCAGCGAAACCCAAGAATCCATCGGCGCGGCCCTGCTCCCGATCATCGAGAAGCTGCTGCCCGTCCTGCAGTCGCTCGCAACGTTCGTTCAAAACAACACCGGGCTCGTCGTCGCGCTGGCCACAGCGTTCGGAACAATCGCTGGCCTGATTATTACCGCTAACGTCGCCATGAAAGCCTGGACCGTTGCCACCACCATCGCCACCGGCGCACAAACCGCGTTTAACGCCGTCATGGCCGCCAATCCGATCGTCCTGGCTACCGCAGCCATTGTCGCTATCGGCGCGGCTGTTGTCGTCGCTTACAACAAATTTGAGACGTTCCGCAACATCGTCGACGGTCTCGGCGGCGCATTGAAAGACGCATTTATGGGTGTGGTTAACGCCATTAAAACAGCCGTCAACGTCTACATCGGCATCTACAAAGGGCTGTTCAACGGCATTGCCGACGCATGGAATAACACTGTCGGCCGCCTGTCATTCAAAATCCCCGGATGGGTTCCAGGCATTGGCGGCTTCGGTTTTGACGTCCCCAACATCCCCAAGCTTGCCGACGGCGGCATCGTCACCAGCCCGACGCTGGCGTTGATCGGCGAGGCAGGCCCAGAAGCCGTCGTGCCACTTGACCGCATGGGCAGCGGCGCAACCAACGTCGTCATCAACGTCAACGGGGGCGACCCGAACGCCGTTGTCGCAGCTCTTCGCCGCTACATGCAAATGAACGGCTCCGTACCGATCCGCACAACCGCCGCCTAATGCCCTACACGCCGCCGACTGTCAACTACGCCACCACACAAGGCGGCACCTATACGTCGTTGACCGGAATTCAATCCGTCGCCATCAACCAGGGCCGCAGCTACTTCCAAGACAATTTTGGCGTCACCACGTGCACCGTCGAGCTGATCCCCGCCAACAGCTACGCGACACCGCTTGCCATCGGGCAATACCTCGACGTCCGGCCAACCAACAATGCCGCCGACCGCGCCTTTTTCGCCGGCCAAATTACCGACGTGCGCCGCGACTACGAAATCCCTTACAACAGCGGCACTGGCGCGGCCCCAGCTGACCGCATCACCATCACCGCCGTCGGCGCATCCGGCATCATGGCGGCCTATACCTTCCCAACGTCAGCAGGCACACTTGGCGCTGCCACAGTCACAAACCAACTGACCAGCGTCGGAACTGCGGCTGGCGTTTTTTGGGTTGGCAGCATCAGCAGCACAATCAACGGATCGGCCATTTCACTGCCAGGCCAAGGTGCCTTGGACGTAATGAACAAAATCGCCCGCACCGCCCAAGAATTTCTGCTCGACTACGACAACCATCGCAACGGCTCACCTGGCATCTACGGATCACAACTGCTCGCCACATCACTACCAGGCAACACCCAAAACGTCACCTTCTCCGATACCGGCGCAATCCGCTACAACAAGCTTTCATTCCTGTCATCGTCCGAGCTTCGCTTTAACCAAGTCAACGTCTACCCCGACGGCTTCGCCACCCAAAGCAGCTCAGGCACCGCACCCTTTAACAGCCTCGACTACTACACCAACAACGCCACGACCGGCGACGCAGCGTCACTCGCAGGCCTGCTCTACAACCTGTTCAACTCGCAGACCACGCCGGCACCGTTCGTGCTCAGCACCGACACCGCCGTTGACGACACTTGGCTGCCCATCGCCTATTTCGGCGACCAAAACGGCAACAAAGGCTATTTGGGCGCGGCGGCCACAGTCACGTTCCGTGGCGCAACCGTCACGACCCAAATTCAGCGGATCGCTGTGCTGTTCACACCTGAGCGGGCCACGCTGACGCTCAACTTGTCGCCAAGCCTCGGCCAAGCGTTCCTGCTCGACAGCTCACAGTTCGGCATACTTGATACCAACAGAATGGGGTACCCATAAATGGCAACACCGACATCGTTACCATCAACCTTTTCAGCCGGTGCCGTCCTCACGGCGGCCCAAATGAATAATTTGCGCGGCGCGTTTCGTGTATTGCAAGTGGTGTACGGCGACTACGCAATTCAAACAGCAACCGCCAGCAGCACTTACGCAGATACAGGCTTAACGGCGTCAATTACGCCCTCGTCAACATCAAACAAAGTGTTGGTTTTAGTCAATCAAGCGGGGTGCTACAAAGACACAAACAACACTCATCTAGGGTTGCGTTTGATGCGCGGGTCAACCGAAATCATCGCATTTGAACAATATGGTGGCTATACCGGAAACACTAATGCCCTCGGTTTTGGGTCGTGTTCATGTGCATATTTGGACAGCCCGTCGACAACGTCGTCGACTACATATAAAACACAATTTAAGAGTTTCGCAAACAACGCAAACTGTTATATCTCAACCAATGGCAGCCGCGGGACAATTATTTTGGCGGAGATTTCGGCATGACCATTGAACCAATGACAATCATAAATGCTCTTCACAAACTTGGATTTGAGCAGGGCTACGCCTGCAATGACGTTGTGGGCATTATTTTGTGGGATCGACCCGAACCTCAACCAACCGAAACTGAACTAATTGCCGCTGGCTGGATCAAACCCGAACCTGCCGAGGAGGCAACTGAAGAATGAAAACCCGCGTCGCCATCGTGGCGGCGCTAATCACCGTGCTGGCTAGCAGCTGCAACAACAAAGTCTGGATTGACTGCCCAACCACCACCGTGACCAGAACCAAAAACCGAGCCCTGATCGGCGTTACCGCCGGCACCGAACCCGTCGACCGCATGGAGGCCGCAACGTGCTAGAAAAAATCAAACCCAACCGAGCCCCATACAGCCCCGAGCAGCTCAACGCCAGGCTGCGTTTCTACGTCGGCCTCACCCTCGCCGGCACCCTGGTGCTGACCATGGTCGCGGTATTCATCAACCTGCTATTTATCCCACAGGGCCCGACCATGCCCGAGACCGACAAAGAGCTCCTGAACCTCATCAGCCCCATCGTGCTCTTCCTATCGGGCACACTGTCTGGCGTCATGATCTCGACCAGCGGCAAAAAAGACATCGACGGAGACGGAAAGCCAGACGAATGAAATCCTCATCCCACAGCATCACCACCAGCGCAACGCGCATCATCACGGCCAACGCATCACCTCAAACCGCCTACCTGCACGTGACCGGCAACGGAACCGTTTACCTGGGCGGCTCCGACGTCACCGCCGCAAACGGCACCGCAACCGAAAAACACACCGTCCCATTCGAGCTCTTCGTGCCACCAAATAACGAAGTTTGGGCAATCGTCGCCACCGGAACCGAAACCCTCAGAATCCTTCAGGAAGACGGGGCGTCGTAATGGCCGTGAAGAAAGCCGCGAAAAAAGCCGCCGTCAAGCCCGCAGAAGCCCCGCAGGCGGCCGAAAAGCCCAAAAAGGCATCGAACTACCCATACAAAAAACTGGTCGTTCCTGCGGCCCTGCAGGGCGTCGACAACGGCAAGATTCCGAGCAAAATGCTGGCCAGCGTCAAATGTGGCGGCCAAATGTGGTCAGGGGCGGCCGAAGCGTTCAATCGTATGTACGACCAGGCGGCCATGTCCGGCATCAAGCTGCGCAACGTCGGCGACTACCGATCTTTCGAAGCGCAGCTGGGCCTTTTCAAGCAGCGTTACGCGCTGGACGATGGCGGTCGCAAACCACAGGTGACGCGCACCTGGGACGGCAAAACCTGGTACCTGCGCCCAGGCATGAGCCCAAGCTCGACACCAGGCAAGTCCAACCATGGCCTCGGCCTGGCCATCGACCTCGACGTGACCACTGCCAAAGTCCTCGACTGGCTGTGCTCCAACGCGCCCGCCTACGCCTTTTATTTGCAGTCCGACGACCCGTCATCGCCCGAGTTTGAAGCGTGGCACTGGCAGTACTGCGGGTAATCCACCAACAGCAACCACGCCCCGTGTAACGTCCACGGGGTCACTCCCGATCCCGACTGAAGGAGACCCAATGCAAGAAGACCTGTTTGCCGCATTCGCGGCCCGCGACGAAGCCATCGAGCGCGTCGACCGCAACGCCAACGACCAATGGAAACAAACCGCCGAGGCGGCCGTCATCCATATCGCCCGCATGCGCCCAACATTCACCGCAGACGACGTGTGGTCACACCTGACCAAACACACCACCTGCGAAACCCACGAACCATCAGCGCTCGGCGCAATCTTCAACAAGCTCCGCCGGCAAGGCATCATTCGCCACACCGGCGAGTTCCGCATTTCGTCCCGACCTGAACGCCACGCGGCCCCAATCCGCGTCTGGACCGCCGCTTAGGAGGCAATTATGTCCGCCGAACAAAGGACGCGCCGTTAGGCGCATCGCGGCAACCGTGCTCACCATCGCCGCATTATCCATTGCACAGCCAGCCGACGCCGCCGTCGGCCACCACTGTGAACGCTACGTCAACCTTGCACGGCAAATTGGCTGGCCCAAATCTGAACGCGCAAACCTAGCCCGCATCATGTGGCGCGAATCCCGGTGCACACCGACCGCCCACAATGCCCTTGACCCGTGGGGCGGCTCTTACGGCCTGCTGCAAATCAACGGCAGCAACGTCGGCTGGGCCACCCGCAACGGCTGGATCAACAGCCGAACCGATCTAACCGACGCACGGCGCAACCTGCGCGTCGGGCTAGAGCTCTGGAAACTCTACGGCTGGCGGCCGTGGGGCACCAGATCATCCGTGACAACCCAAAACTTTTCAAAGTAACACAGGAGCCCCGACATGACATTCAACCTCGACGACTACGAACCAGTAGCAACCCGACTAGCCCGATGGCTTGAAGCCACCGGCGGCCAACCCCGCGTCATCACCGACATGGTGCACCGAGGCGACGGCTGGTGCGTCTTCAAAGCCGAACTATGGGTCGACAACACCCTCATCGCTACCGGTTGGGCCGAAGAGCATCAAACCGACCGAGGCGTCAACTCAACCAGCCACGTCGAGAACTGCGAAACGTCAGCCGTCGGCCGCGCCCTGGCCAACGCAGGCTTCGCCGGCTCGGACCCGTCCAAGCGGGCAAGCCGCGAAGAAATGACCAAAGTGCAACGTGCCGGCGGCCAACCCGCCCAATACGGCAGCAAACCCTCAGGCCTAGCATCAGCCAAACAGCGGCAATTCATCATGGATCTCGCCGCAAAACACAAGTACGCGGCGGCCCTGCCAGACGACCTGTCTTTCGCCGACGCCAGCCGCCTCATCGAAGCGCTGAAGTCTGGAAAAATGCTTGCCGAATACGACGCCACGAATGAAGAGGAGCCTTTCTGATGCTGCGCAGTTTTATTGTCCACGTCATGCTGATCGCCAACGAACGATGGGCAAAACGAGAAGCGAAGAAAATGGTTCGTTGGGATAAGAGAACGGCGAAAGCGAATGGCTGGAAGTTGTCTGAGATGCCTCAGACGGAATGGGCGGTGCGCGGTGAGTGAAAAAGTATTAGACAAATGCGACCATGATTTGCCCGACCCATTGAAATGTGACGGGCAAGTGTGGCGGTGTGGGTTGTGTGGTTACTACTTCATGCCGGATCAAATGCTTAGCGGCGGTCAAACCCGTTGGTATGTGCAAGACGCAGAGAAGGTGGAACGTGCGTTGCGTTTGCGGAAAGAGGTGCGTGGTGAGTGATGACATTGTGACCCGACTACGGAGAATGGATGCCAGTATTCCGTCTGTTGATCCTGATAAATATGTCAGTCCCACAGAAGCCGCTGATGAGATTGAACGCCTACGGGAACAAAACGAATACCTAAAAGCAAACGTGGAAATGTTGCTGGCTGGAGCGAGGGCGGTGCGTGGTGAGTGATGACATTGTGACCCGACTACGTAAGAAACTTGTGATGGAAGCGTTAGGCGATAAAGCCACCTATCTCACATTGGGCGATTGCCTTGATGCCGCTGATGAAATTGAACACTTACGGGCAAGAGTCGATCACTGGAAACTCATGTATGAGACCGCCTTGAAGCTGTACTACAACGAGCACGGCAGGTTGCCCGATGAATGACGCACCCAACTTGCCGTGGCCGTTCAAGCCAGGCGACGTCCACCCATACCTGAACGTCGAGATCGCACCCAGCGAATACGTCACCGTCGTCCTAGCCGGCGACTACAAAAACCTTGTGGCCGAATACCTGCAGCTGCGAGACGACTACCAGCGCCTCAGCCAAGCAGCAGCCGACCAAATCAAGGCGGCCCAAGCCGTCGTGGACGTTTGGAGCCACTATGGCCACCGGCATGACTGAACGCCAATTCCAAGACCAAGTCATCGCTATGGCGATCCTGTACGGCTGGAAAGTGCACCACGTCCGCCCAGGCCGCACAGCGTCAGGCGCATGGATGACCCATGTACAGGGCCACACAGGCTTCCCAGACCTGGTCATGGCCCACAAGACCAAAGGCGTCATTTACGCCGAACTGAAGACCGACAAAGGCCGCTGCGAGACCGACCAGATCGACTGGTTGCGCACCCTCGACGCCGCCGGCGCAGAATGCTACGTGTGGCGGCCAGCCGACTGGCACTTCATCCAAACCCGACTACTGAAAGGCCCCGACAATGACAATCGTCCGCACACCACGCCTAGAACGTGACTTCACAATTCTGCCCAACAGGGCACTCAGAGACCCGCATTTGTCCTACCGCGCCCGAGGCGTCCTCGCCTACGTCCTGTCAATGCCGGACAACTGGCGCACCAACGCCGAAACACTCGCCAGGCAAGGCTTGGAAGGCCGCGACGCCATCCGAGCAGCCATCAACGAACTGATCAGCGCAGGGTACGCCCGCCGCGTCAAAGCACAAGACCAGCGCGGCCAATTCACCACAGAGCTCCACTTCTACGACTACCCAAGGCGTGTGAACATGCTGTGGAAAACCAGGGGAAAACAACAGCCACCGACGACGGAAAACCAGCCGTCGGTTTCCCAGGCGCTTATAGAAGAACAGATACCAAGTACGTTAAAAGACTTACAGAGTGAGTTAGGGAGTGAACCAAAACTCTGTGGATACTGCCAAGGGCAAGGCGTCATCGCAGAAGGCTTCGCCGGCGAACCAACTGTCTGCCCAGACTGCAAAGGTGACGGCCTCAGCCGTGGATAAAGCAGCACAAAACCGAAAGCGCATGCGCCAAATCAAAGCACGCAACCGCAAAGTCGTTGAAGAATGGAAGCTTAATCAAAAGAAATGCTGCGATTGCGCTCTAAAAATCACACCAGAAACAGCACACAGATTCGACATTGACCACGTCGACCCATCACAAAAGCGTTACAAGGAGCACCGCACCATCACCAACCTTCAAGCCCTCATTGAGGAGCTAGACAAATGCGTTCTCCGTTGCGCGTTCTGCCACCGCGACCGAAGCCTCCGCCTAAACCACCACATGATCAAAAGCACAAGCGTCAACGACCAACCCCAAATTGAATGGGCACGACTGTTCGATTGGCCGGCATGACCAGCAAAGGCAAACCACGACGCGACATCGACACAGCTGCATACAAGGCGGCCCGAATCGACTTCCTACAACACCACGACGTATGCCACTGGTGCCGCCGCGCCAAAGCCACCACCGTCGACCACCTCATCGAAGTCGACCGAGGCATCGACCCCATGGACATCACCAACTGGGTACCCGCATGCCACAAATGCAACGCACGACGCGGAGCCGAATACCTAGCCAAAAAAAGAGCCAACAACGTCCAAAAAAGAAAAAACCAGAAAAAATCTGAAATTTTTTTTGAAAATGAAAACGCACTGCC